ACGACAGACAGCGCACAAGTTAAACGAGCGCTGTTTAATAGCCTCTCGCTTAACTTGCCACGCGTGCCTACTTCTCAGCTTGCTCTCTGTAGTGTCGGCAAACTTGCGATATTTGCCGACGTTACAGACATAATTATAAGGATGTATCTTACCACAACGGCTACAAGCTTTTAACATCTAACTACTCCCCTCAGTGTCTTAGCTCTCGCCGTCCTCAAGCTCCAGCTCAGGCAAGCCAGCGAGAGACGTAAGCAACGAAAGCACGCCCGCAAGAGCTGACGCTGACAGCACCATAAGCCAGTTTACCTCGTGAATGAACAAAGAACCGGTAAGCATAGCTATAGCCGTTTGACAAAATGTCTTAAGCGCTCTAATGCCCGCACACTTAAACCAAGCCTTTGTAAAAATTTTCTTTTCAGCAAACATTTTAACACCTCCCCTCTTTATGTATTTTTAATAACAACATTCTCAAACTTCTTATATGCGTCTAAGTAAAACTCATTCTTATCGCCGTTATAAGTAAGTTCGTAATACATACCGTCGGGCAAATTTGTACTAATTAACCATTTCCAGTTTTGCAACGTCTTGCACTTCCAAACTATATAAACATCAAACTCAGGCTTGCCGTCGCACTCCCTTATTATATAGTCTGTTTTATCTGTGTGCTTAATAACATAGTCTATTACTATGTCTATAGCTTTGTCGTCCACGTTGTAGCCTCCTCTCTTTATATTTTCTTAAGGTAATTTGTGCTAACCCACAGCGAACCGCTTATATTAGCCCAAGTGCCTTGTATTTTCTCAACAGTAACCACAGCACCGTTCTTAAGCTCGCCTATCTTATTCTTTTCGCCTAAGTTCTCCGGCGACGTTCTAATAGCTAAAAATGTCCTGATGTTTACAACTTGGTAAGTGTTGCTTGTCGGTGTTGGTGTCGGTGGTGTTGGAGGTGTCGGCTCCGGCTTTTTATCATACTTAGGCAAGCCAAAGCCCGCGATTTTCGTACCGATAGAAGTAAATAAATATTGACACTCACTAACCTTGTCGCCCTTGTTGCCCTCGGATGTAGTTATGCCCTTATCGTCTCGAGCGATAACTATGCCTATGTGAACAAAGTAGTCTGTAACCTTGCCTTTGTCATTGACAGCGTTAAATATTACCCAGTCGCCCGCTTGCACCTTGTTGGCGTCGGTAGTCCACGCTCCAGCGCCCTTAAAGTAATCAACTACAAACTTAACGCCGGCGCTCAGATTGTCATAGCTCGGCTGATAGAGTATTTTTTGAGTGTAAGCTTTATCCTTACCGCTTGCGTTATATACACAAGCGTCGCAATAAACTGAGCACCACGGCACGCCCTGTTTTTTTTGAGGTTTGAAATAGTTAACAGCGTCCAGCTCTTTTGCGTATTCATTCCAGTTATGCGAGCCCTCTTTTTTGCCTTTTTGACTCTTGGCATAGGCTACAACATCCTCGCGGTAACAAGTAGACATATTAAAAGCCCCCTTTTTGCATTATAATTTATAATACAACTCCAAGAGCTTTTATTCAATAAAAAAGCTCGGAGGATAACCCCCGAGCTCTCTATGCCTGTCAGTATTAAACTAACGCGCGCTCACGTGTATATTAAATATTACACGATTATCCTAAGCTTGTAAAGTATGCCTTTTCTCGTAAACCTCGCCGATAATGCCTTTAATTTTTGCGTCCGTCTCTGATAACTTGCGAGCCTCCTCAACCGCCTTAATTACAGCGCCACAAAAATCGTGATATATACACATACTACACCTTGTACCGGTGCAAGGGCATTCAAGTAAGCCAGCCTCTATAACGTTCTTAATTGATTTGTAAGGTGCAATTTTATCCATATCTTTGCCTCAATCTGTCTTGTAACGCTTTCGCCTCGTTAATAGTTATCCCAAATTTTTTTCTAAAAGCTATAGCCGACATACCGAAAAATTTTCTCATAGGGTAGCCGTAAGACGCCGGAAGTTTGTCGGCTTTCCAGCCTGTGCTCAATTCAAAATACCTTTTACAATTTTTGTTAAAGAACCTCAAAGCCGTCTCTTTGTCCGCGTGAATTTCTAAATCACACGCCGTTCTATTTATCATATCATAATAGAATGTTACATATCTCACAGTATTGCCCTCCTCTATCTCACGCTTGTAAACTCCGAGATTTTAGCGCCTTTGTGCTTTTCCATAAAGCCTCTAATAAGCTTTTTCTCGTCCGGTGTAGCGTAGAGTGCTAAGCGCTCGTCGTAGCTCTTGCGAAATGCCTCTCTAAACGCCTGAGATTGCTCTCTTGTCATCTTGCCCCTATAGTGTGGCGTTATAACCTCACTGTTGATATAGATAACATCATTCATAAAGCTGTAGTTAGCTAACAGCGTGCCGTAAGGTGCTCTTAAGTCCTCGTCGTTGTCAAATCTCTCTAAGACAGCGTTAAAGCCTCGTTTTCTACAGTCAGCAAGCACCGCATAGCCTATTTTGTCCTTGTGCTCTTTCAAAACATCATCAAACAGCTTTTTTGCGCTTGCGTAGTTGTTGAATAAGTACCGGTCAAAGTCCTCGCGGTATCTTACCGAGACGCGAAAATTTGAGCCCTTACCGTCAGTATAGTCGAATGTCATAGTCTTATACCTCCTCAAGCATTAACAATATTTATTACTATTGTCTCGTCGTCAATCATACGCTCTTTATAAAACTCGTAACAAGTGCAAGCAAAGAGCTCTTTTGAAAAGCTATCAATATACTCAGCTTTTATTGCTTTTTTAAGCTCTGAGTAACTTGTAGCTTTAAAGCTCGAAAGCCTACAGCTACAATAGCTACTATAGTGAACAAGCTCCAGCGCCTTTTTAGGCTCTCCAGTTATCTCAGCGATTTCGTTGTAAGCGTTTACCTTTTTAAACATAACTTCGAGTGTCATTTTGTTGTGCCTCCTGTGGTTTAGTAACCTCAGTATATACCCTTATAAAAAATCTGTCAAGCACTTTTTTACGGATGTTTATAAATTTAGTATTGCTTAACTTTTTGTTTAGTGAGCAAAAGAAAAGAGCGCGGGATAACCACAAACCCGCGCTCTTATGAGGTATCTATGACAAAATACACTCCAGTAAAGGCAATTTGATTATAACGCTTTAAAAGTCCGTATAATAGTCTTGTTTTATGTCCTCTTTGGTGTAAAATGATAGATTTAGGCTTTTAACCTTGTAAACGTGATAATTACCGGTGCGAAAGCTCTTGACGCTTTTGAGGTCGGTATAGGCTAAATCTAAATGTTTACCCCTAACGGCTCCCCCTGTGTCTTGAGCTATAAAAACACGGTCAAATTCAAAGATATAAAACTTTACACCGTTCTCGCCTATCTTGTAAAGTTTTCTATCCACCGCGCAAGTCGTAGGCTCTGTATATCGGTTTTCGTAGCTTGCTCTGTGTAGCTTTATCCCGCTCGCCGTTATCCAACTCCCTGTTTCTTGCGGGCTGTATGCTGTTATGTAGTGCTTGCCTATCGGCTCCAGCTCTATAAAGTAGGATGTAAGCCCCTCAAACTCCTCACGCGTCTCAGCGCTGTCTTTTTCGTATTGCTCTAACCAAACAGGCGCCGGCGTTGCCGTCGGCGTCGTTGTTGGTGTCGTGCTATCGGGCAAGGGTGCTATAAAGTCCCTTGCCGTATAAGCCTCGTAATTAGCCCTGTAAGGCGTCTCTTTGTTTTGGCTATAATCGACTATTAAAACGAGCGTCCAAAGCAAAAGAGACAGCAAACAAAAGAAAAGAAAGCGCTCTAATCGTTTCACTTGTTGCCACTCCTCTCGATAAGCTTAACAAGCTCTGTATAGTCAACATCATACACAAAGCCCTTAGCGCTCCCAGCGTTTAATATATAAGTGTGTGTTTTGCTGTCATCCTCTTTTATGCCTATGCCGTCGCAAGGATAAGCAACGGCTATATTTTCAACTCTGATTAAGTGCTTATTAATCTCTACAAACATCTTTAAACCTCCTAAAAATCAGTATTAATTATAAGTGTTTTCACGTCGGCGCTAATTGTTTTTAAATCAAGATTAACAGTGCACTCTTTGCAATAAACAAGCGCCTTAAGTGCCAGCCCTTTGTCGTCAAGCTCTAATATTTTCGCCTGTGGCTCGCCGTCTATAACCTTGTCGCACTTATCACAATGCGTTCTTAGCATTTTTAAACCACCTCAACATCAAAGCCCTTAGAGGCTAACAACTTCTTTTTTAGCTTATATACAGCCGTCTTTGTTGCCTCCCCGCCTTTAACATCTATGTAGTGAATAATGCCGGCGCTGTCTTTATAAGAGAAGTCGGCAAGGTAATAAATCTCTTTTACTGTCTCGCCGTTTGGCATTTTAAAGCTTGGCTGTATGATTAACTTAACTTGGCGCTTAAGCTCGCTTATCTCGTTGTGCTTGAGCTTGTCAAGTAGGATAATATAATAATCGTGCTCTTTGATTGAGTCGAATTTCAAGCCCCTAAACTCGCAAGCCTGATTATTATACTTTTTGCGCTTGGCTTTATCTTTTTGAGGTAAGGCTAAGCCCAAGCGCTTAGCCTCCTCCTCAGATATTCTAACCATTAGTTTAACCACTCAGGCACTTTAATTTTTCTTAAGTCCAGTTTGCTTT